AAAAAAGCCGTGGACGCACTGACCAGGCGCATCAACGAAATGATAGCCGAAATGCCGGACAACCTGACGCTGGAGGAAAAAACCGACATCGCCCGCAACAATCTCAAGATAGAAAAGGCACTCGGCGTTACCAAAGGCAAGCCGATGACATACGAACAGGCGAACAAGGGAAAGGAGAACCCGAAATTCGGAAAAGAGGAAGGATACCGCGTGAATTGCCAGACCTGCACCGTGACACACATGCTCAGAAGGTTGGGGTTTGACATCGAGGCAAAACCCAACATCAGACAAAGCGCATACAATGAAATGGCAAAACAAGGTATCACATGGGAAGAACGTTTCCTGAACCGGGACGGAACAAAGCCGGATTATGACTATACCTATAAATGGCAGGTCAGAAAGGGATATCAAGTAATGAATGCAAACCGACTGAAGGAATACTTCAGGGAAAAATTCAGAGAGGATGGAATATACGAGATATATTGTGCCTGGAAAGGCGGCTCCGCACACGTGTTCTGCGCGGAGGTGACTGAAGGAAAGACAAGGTTCTTCGACCCGCAAACCGGAAAGGATGATGCAAGCAATTACATACAGAGCATGAAAGCGGGCCGTGTGGGAGTGATAAGAATAGACAACAAACTGGTAAATCCCAAAATCATGGGACTATTCATCACCAAATAAACGGGAAGAAAGTGCCAGCCCCTCCTCACCGTCCACCAGACGGCAGGACTGGCCGTCGAACAGAATAAAGGCGGGAAGACCGACAGGCAACTCAAAACCATCCCCGTCAACACAGCCCACGGAATAGATGCTTCCTTCAGGGGAACTGGCTGATAAGACAACGGAGTTGTAACCGCTACTGTTTGCTAATTCCGACACTTGTTTAGGTATTTCCATAACGCAAAAAAGGCACATAAAAAACGCCTTGCTGCAAAAGTATAAAATTATTTTTTAATTCAGTCATTCATGGACATAAAAGAATATTCAAAACTGATAAAAGCCAAACGGAAAGAACTGGATGGGCTAATGAAACGGAAGATGCCGGTTATCGCTGGACGAATGGCAAAAGACCATTTCCAGGACAACTTCCGCCGGGAAGGTTTCGTAAACGGAGGATTACACCCGTGGCCGAAAGCGAAAAGGCTGTCCTCGGGACGGACCGATGCGGCAGGGAACTACGGGACGCTGCTCTCCGGAAGGAACCATCTCTTCAGCTCCGTCAAATACATGCCGGGAGAATACCGGGTGAGGGTGGCAAACGAACTCGTCTATGCGCCAGTCAATAACTGGGGAGGAGAAGTTCATCCGACTGTTACGCCCCAAATGCGGCGTTTTGCATGGGCAAAGTATTACCAGGCTTCAGGCAAGGCTAAAAAAGCCGCCACGGGCAAAAGAAAAGGCAAAAAGAAGGGTTCTGCCGCAAACAATGAACCACAGGAAAATCAGGAAGCGCTGAAATGGAAAAGGCTGGCGCTGACCAAAAAGAAAAAGCTCCGGATAAAAATACCGCAACGCCAGTTTATCGGAGAAAGCCGGGAACTGTCCGAAAAGATAGACCGGAAAATGGAGAATGAAATCAGAAA